GTCTACTCCTATAAATTTATTACTTAATCGATGAGTTTCATCAGGTAAGAGCTCCGACAGGGGCTCTTCTTGAATATACAGTTCATCCACGTCCTTCAATTGGGAAAGATAAATACCAGCTTGACGCAAACAGCTAGGAAAAGTATATCTCCAGATACTGTGATCCTGTAGATGGGTAAACTCCACACCATCTTCAATATACTTAACAAATTTGTGTCGCATACTGGCATTGTTCGGGCTCATAAAACTCAAGACAATAAAGTTAGTCATGAGCGCTACATTCCAGTTATTGTCGGTACGAGGGGGCTTCTTACCAACAAACTTAGAACCCGATTGCCATGGACGGCTGTACACTCGTCTGTCGTACTCTCCCGATTTCCAAGTCTGGTACGCGTGCTCAACGCTCACGTACCATTTACTTTTGAACATGAATGGTCGGTAACAAAGGTTACTTAACCACTCATGTTCACGGGAGGAATACCAAATATTAATCGTTTTCATCATACCACTCCACATTATTGACAGTTTCATGCCATTTCTTACGAGCATTCCTAAACTGCCACATGCTCATCTCAAACACTTCAACGTAAACGCTAAGTGCACCTAATACGAAGCCAACGACAGCTCCTAATAACAAACCAAATAACATACTCATAATTACACTCCATACCATTCGTTACGTATTTCATTAATGACCTCATCGTTGTTTTGACAATAAGGACACAAATGTACTGATGATTCTTCAGGTCCACCTGTCTTACCAACGTAAAACCAAGTTTCAGTCAAATCATCCAACTCTCCGCAGGCTTCACACTCTGCGTACATAGTTTTATCAACTTTCTCCTCAATTGGTACGATCTTGCCCAGTGTTCTCAAAGAAACACCAAGCATGTGATTCCAACCAACAAATGCTCCTAACCCAAAAGCTAGGACCACTGATACAACGTATATAAACATTTCCATAGATTCCTCCATCTATATTTTTATTAATTACATAAAACTCCATCAGGAAACTCGGCCGAAGGCCGAATTATCACCTTCGCGGTACACCCCGGTACACCGCAAAGCCTTATGTTTATTGAGCTTTCACTAAAGGGTGTACCAGCACAATTCCCATGCCGGTACACCGGAAAGCCTTGCGTTAGCTGCGATACGTGGCAGGTGTACCATTTGTACCGGTTATTTAACAAATCGAACAACGATTCTATAACTACGGTCCACGGTCCATTTCTAAAGCTAACGCAAATCCTGTGGTACACCCGGTACACTTTGTGCTTTCCCGAACGAAAGCCAACAGGTTTAGGGGTTGCAGGTGTACCGCACATAGTGTTTGTACGTGGTACAAAGGTGGTACACCCGGTACACCTTGGTCCGTCGTCCGCAGTCCTAGGACGCACACCAACGGTCCTTAAACGCTCCATCACTAACGTGATGATAGTAATGATTGAGGCTGATGATAGTAATTGTGCACACATTGATCCCTCCGGTTACCGTTTTTAAAAAATAAAAAAAGGAGAGCCCCGAAGGACTCTCCAGTTTGGGTTACTCAGGCTTCTTGCCTTCAGCTTCTTGAACTGCGGTATCCCATTTCTTTCCGAGATGGACGACCGTTTTCTTGAAACCTACTTTGCCTTTAGCTAGGACCTTTAAAGTTCCGTTACCGAGGTCGGAAGCCAGCTGTTTGCCGGCTCCCTTATAGACTTCATACCTACTCATCAGATGCACCTTCCGAGTTTACAGCCCTACGACCACGTTGAGGTGTGGTACTAGTCTTTTTGTTAATCAATGGATTACCATCCTTATCATTAAGTCTGATATAAGCACTTCGAGTTGTGCCGAATTCAGCATTATAAGTACGAAACGATATTGCATCGTTAGCCTTGGTAGTACCTAGTGATACGAAGTCAGTACCTTTGATGATAGAAGATTCTTCATTCTGCATATTCTTGAATGTTATGCGACATTGAGCTCTCTCCATTTTATCAAGTGGTACATAGGCGTCGGGGTTAGCCTTCACCATGTTATCCAAAGTTTCTTTAAATCCTTCAACAAATATGTTTAAAGGTACCTGTAGTAATTTATTATCATTACTCATAATATACTCCCGTATAGTTTAGTTATTCAGCTAGCCAATCCAGCTGATTCATAAGTTCCATCAGGGAAATTCGCCGAAGGTGGATTTACTAACAAGGTTCCAATAGGTAAAAAATCAGAAACAAGGTTCCAAATGCAAATCAGGGACGGGGTGGGTCAGGTCATGATAGTAAGGGTCCCTGCATGAGCAATATAGAAAAAAATTTTACCAAAAAAATTTTCTAGCAAAAATTTGTGCTACAGTGGGCAAGCATGAGTACGAGGAAATGTACTTCTTGCAAAAAGGAGCTGCCCCTAGAGGAATTTAAAACCTCAAATGATCGTGGACAAGTCCACTCAAAAAAATGTAAAGCTTGTAGTTATGCAGTGCGACGAAAGAATGCTAGCGCAACACCCCAAAATTATTTGACTCGTTTATTTGGCCAACTTAAACACGCGAGAACTAAAAAAGAAAAATCTAAAGTTGTTTGGGATATTGAATTAGAAGATGTTTTAGAGTTATGGGATAAACAAAAAGGTAAGTGTGCATTGACCGGTCTGTTTATGACGTACCATAAAGATGGTAGTGGTAATAGAGGTTTAAACGCTTCTATTGATCGAATAGATCCAGATATTGAGTATTTAGTCACCAATATTCAGCTGGTTTGTAGCAGAGCAAATATAATAAAACACACATTAAAAGAAGATGAGCTTTATTGGTGGGCTAAAAATATAGTAGAATCCAAAGAAAATGACTGATAAAGACCAAAATTTTGAACAAGAAAGGGCCGAGCTTCAGTCTCATTATCCTTATGTCGACGTCAAGCTTAATGAATTAAGTGTCCAAGAAGAGCGCTTAATTCTTTTTCATCTCCGTGGTATGTCGAAAGCTGCAGCGGGACGCGCAGCTGGATATAGGGATAATGAGCATGTTTATAAAGTATTTAAGAAACCAGCAGTACAAAAGATGGTTGCTAAGATGCGCGAAGAGTTCAAAGAAGAAATTAAGTTTGATAAACAAACAGCGACAAGCATGTACTTGGAAGCGCACCGTAAATCTGCAACAGCGACAGAAGAGAAAGTTATCACCGATTCATTGTGTAAGCTCCACGGTCTATTTGCTCCAGAGCATGCTACCCAAATTAATATTAATCTGGATAGAACTGTAGAACAACTAGAAAAATTACCAGATGCTGAATTACTCAAGATAGCGGGAACTGATAACCAATATCTCATGCCTAAAAAGGATGGAGAAAAGAAAGATTAAATACATTCACGTTAACCAACATAAGATAAGGGCTAACTTGAAACACGGTACGAATGAGCCAGTTATAACTGTGAAAGAAGGTAAGAACAATACCTATTGCCACGAAGTAACTATAAAAGGTGATTCTACTGTTCGTTATAGTGGTACAGATAAACCTATTCTACCCTGCGGAGCTAGAGTAGTTATTGAAACTGAAGCAGACCTAGAGATTGATGGAAATAAAAAAGATTGAATGCCTAACGTGTAAAGCGTTACATCCAGATACACTGTACCCCAGTGATGATCAGATCTGTGTGTACTGTAAAGCCGACGAAGCAGAACGTATTGAAGAGCCCACAACTGAAGAAGCTGTACAAGAGCCAACACCAGAAGAAACTGCACAACTAAAAGCCCAGAAAGAACTTGCGTTGCGTGCATTATCACGTAAGCATTTGTTACCGTTTGTGGAACGTTTCAATCCAGACTATGTAGCAGGTTGGGTACACAAAGATATCTGTTTACGTTTGGAGAAGTTTAGTGAAGATGTAAATAATCAAAAGTCACCTAGACTTATGCTGTTTATGCCACCTCGACATGGTAAATCTACATTAGCTTCTGTTGCGTTTCCAGCTTGGCATTTGGGCAAGAACCCTGAACATGAGTTTATTAGCTGTTCGTACTCTGGATCGTTGGCCATGAACTTTAGTCGTAAGGTTCGTCATCAATTAAGAGAACCTAATTTTAAAAATGTCTTTTCTGGTGTATCGCTCGACCCTAGTTCGCAGTCCGTAGAATCATGGAATACAACCAAGGGTGGTGGTTATGTAGCAGCGGGTGTTGGTGGTGGTATTACCGGTAAAGGAGCGCACGTGTTAGTCATCGATGATCCAGTCAAAAACAGAGAGGACGCAGAATCCGAGTACAATCGGGATGCGGTCTGGGACTGGTATACATCTACTGCGTATACACGACTGGCCCCCGGAGGTGGTGTACTCGTAATTCTTACTAGGTGGCACGATGACGATTTAGCTGGTAGGTTGTTACAAGCGGCAGCCGCGGGCGCGGATCAGTGGGAAGTTGTTAAGTATCCAGCCCTCGCTGAGAAGGACGAAGAGTTTAGAGAAAAGGGCGACGCGCTTCACCCAGAGAGATACAGCTCAGAAGCTCTGACCCAGATTCAAAAAGCGGTAGGGCCACGAGATTGGTCGGCGCTGTATCAACAAAATCCAGTATCGGACGAAGGTGAATACTTTAATCGAGAAATGATTAGGTATTACGATGAAAATGAAGTAGACTTTGACAGATTACGGTTCTATTGCGCATGGGATTTAGCGATTGGTCAACGAGAACGTAATGACTACTCTGTAGGAGTAGTTGTTGGCGTTGATGAATACGATAATTTATACGTAGTAGATTGTATACGAGGGAAGTATGACGGTTTTGAACTTGTTGAACAGATCTTAGATTTGTATGAAACTTGGCGACCACATGTTGTGGGTATCGAGAAGGGTCATATAGAGATGGCCTTAGGTCCGTTTCTACAAAAACGTGTTCGAGAACGTGGACTTAACGAAGCTTACTTTAAAGATTTAAAAGTAGGTAGACGAGATAAAGAAGCGAGAGCTAGAGCAATACAAGGTAGAATGCAACAAGGCATGGTATACTTTCCGAAAGATCCGGTATGGGTTGGTCCGCTGATTGCGGAACTTTTGCGTTTTCCAAACGGGGTACATGATGACCAAGTGGATGCGTTAGCATGGATAGGATTGATGATGACAGAATTCGCTACTTTTGTAGAGAAGATAGAACATGAACCGTCTTGGCGAGATAAACTTAAATATTTAGCCAAGAGTGATAAACGTAAATCAGCTATGAGTTCTTAATGGATTACAGCAAAAAGAAGAAAAAGTTAAGTACAGAAGAAGAGCATTTAATAGCAACTAATCAGTTTGAGCGTTACGAACGTGCGCGCGACAATGGCCACCTCGACTATATCGAGACTGCTAAAAAATGTGATGCTTTCTATCGCGGTAATCAATGGGATGCAGCTGATGTAGCATCTTTAGATGATGAAGGGCGTCCTGCTCTTACAATCAATACAGTACTTCCTACGGTTAACGCTGTGTTAGGTGAACAAAGAACTCGAAGAGCAGATGTTCATTTCAAACCAAAAGGCGGGGGTACCCAGCAAGTGGCTGATGTATTGACAAAACTCTACATGCAAATTTCGGATAACAACAAATTAGATTGGCTAGAGTCTACAGTTTTTGCCGATGGTCTTATTCAAGACCGAGGCTATTTCGATGTAAGAATAGATTTCACGGATCATATCCAAGGAGAAGTGCGTATAAGTACCAAGGATCCGTTAGATATTCTGATTGACCCTGACGCCAAGGAGTATGATCCCAAAACTTGGAATGAGATATTTGAGACCAAGTGGATGAGTTTAGATGAGATTGAAGAACAATATGGGATTGATAAAGCTGATAGATTAAGAGTAGCTGCAGAATACGGTAATACTATGGGCCAAGACTCTGTAGAGTATGAGGAAACACGCTATGGTGATACGTATACTGGTGTAGAGTACAACCAAGGTAGCACAACTAATCCAGAAGAAAATCGTCAAGTGCGCGCAGTTCGTGTTGTAGAAAGACAGTATTATCAACTAAAAGATTGTATGTACTATGTAGATAGCGTCACTGGAGACATGCGACCCATACCCGGAAACTGGGGTAAGCGTAAGAGAGAAAGATTTGCCGATGACTTTGGTTTAGATATTCTTACTAGAAAAGACCGTAAAGTACGTTGGACAGTTACAGCAGATAAAGTTGTATTACATGATGACTGGTCACCGTATGCCTGCTTTACTATTGTGCCTTTCTTTCCATATTGGCGTAGAGGTAGACCATTCGGCATGGTAAGAAACTTAATATCTCCACAAGAACAACTAAATAAAATAAGTTCACAAGAATTACATATCGTAAACACTACAGCTAACAGTGGTTGGATTGTAGAAACAGGGTCATTAAATGGCATGACCGCTGACGATTTAGAAGAACACGGTGCGGAAACTGGTTTAGTATTAGAGTATAATCGTGGTTCATCTCCCCCCGCGAAGATACCACCAAATCAGATTCCCACCGGCCTAGACAGAATAAGTCAAAAAGCTGCAATTAATATCAAACAAATAAGTGGTATTAGTGATGCTATGTTAGGTACGGATAGCCCAGAAGTATCTGGTGTTGCCATACGTGCAAAGCAAAATCGAGGCGCGATGATGGTACAAGTACCATTAGATAACTTAATTAAAACTAGACAATATTTAGCTGAATACATCTTACATTTAGTTCAAGCGTACTACACAGAAGAACGTTTAATACAAGTAACAGATGAAGATGACCCTATGAAGAGTCAAATACCTATCCTTTTAAATGGTATGTCTCCAGAAGGCACAATAATAAATGACCTTACTTTAGGTGAGTATGATGTAGTAATAGGAACTATGCCAGCTAGAGATAACTACGATGAAGCACAATTTGCAGAGGCTATTGAGCTTAGACAGGTAGGTGTACCAATACCAGATGACCTGATTGTTGATTACTCTCACTTAGCGAAGAAAGGTGAGATTGCTAAACGTATACGTCAAATGCAGGGTATGGAACCAATGACAGAAGCACAAGCTCAAATACAGCAATTCCAAGCAGAAGCTGAAATCAAAAAAGTACAACTTGAACTTGCTAAGATGGAAGCAGAAATACAGAACATACAGTCTCAATCTCAGTTAAATACTGCAAAAGCTCAAGAGACTATTGCTGACCCACAAATCAAAGTAGCTGAAATCCAAAGTAAAATGGAAATGAAACAACAAGAACTCGCCTTACGTCAACAATTGTCACAATTGACAAATGAAATGAGGCAAGGACAAACTGAAACTCAAGCGGCGGCAAAAATTGCTACCGCAGCTATCAAACCATCAGGAGGTAAATAATGGCTGAAGATAAAAATAATAATGAATTAGTATTCGACGGTATGCCGGGTGCTGATGCAAAAACAGAAGAAGATGTAAAACCATTTGAAGTAGATATGAACTTTGAAAACGAACCCAAGGAGGAAGCCGTTGAAGAAACACAAGCAGAAGAAGTTGCAGAAGAAGAACCTGTTGCAGAAGAAACAACAGAAGAAGTTGCAGAGGAGCAAGTCGAAGAACCTGTTGCACAAGAAGCAAAAAGTGAAGAGCAAACAACAGAACCAGAGAGCGTTCCGGGAAATGATGAGCAACCTGTGGAAGCAGTGGAGGAAGAACCAGAGGTAGAAACTAAAGCGCCTATGGTGCCTAAATCTAGACTTGATGAAGTCCTTGCAAAAAATAAAGAAATGCAAAAAATCATCGATACCATGGAAGAAAAACCTGCTGAAAACGCAGCGCCTGTTTATGACTTTGTTACTAAAGAAAGAGAATATCAAAATCTTGTTTTAGATGGCGAAACTGAAAAAGCCGCTGTTTTAAGAGAGGAGATAAGAAATGCAGAGAAAGAACAGCTTATGTCTGAAGTACAAAATAAGATGGGGCAAACTGTACAACAAGATCGAGAAGCGCGTGAGTTACAACAAAAAGCGCAAGAGATTGTTGAAGTATTTCCTATTTTTGACCCCCAAAGTAAGTCTTTTGATGAAAAACTTTCTAATGAAGTAATGGAACTACGCGATGCTTTTATTTATCAAGGTTATGGTGCTGCTGACTCTTTAGCAAAAGCTACTGAGGTTACTTTATTAAGTAAAAAACCTGAGTTACTAGAAGCTGGGGAAGAAGTTTCCCAAGACCCTGCTCCTAAGTTAAATCAAGTAGTACAAGACAAAAAATCAAAAGCAAATGTACAGAAAAAAGTAACTGCTTCGCAGTCTCAACCGCCACAAATGAAAGGTGAATCTACTCAAAATAAAAAAATAGTAGATATAAATGTGCTGTCTGATGATGAATTTGGTGCACTACCGGAAGAAACTTTACGCAGAATGCGTGGTGACTTTGACTAAATAGTAGTATAGTATTAAAGAATTCGTTGGTTGGAACGATATCCAACAACTGGTCGTTCAGTATAAAAATCGTTTTTTCGTCTACAACGACGTTAACTGTTCGAGGTCGTGCTCGTTAAATTAACGATATCGTATCCCAACGATAAAGGGTATACGGGATATCGCCCCAAATAGCGATTGGTTATTTTATTAATTTTTTATTTGGAGGCCTAATGGCTAATACAAATTTCAGCGCGTTGACCAGTGAACAGCTTACTATCTGGTCTCGTGATTTTTGGCGAGTAGCTCGAAACATGTCCTTCATTAACCAATTTGCGGGTAGTGGCCCCAACGCCATGGTTCAGAGAATAAATGAACTTACTCAATCAGAAAAAGGAGCTAGAGCTGTATTAACACTCTTAGCTGACATGACTGGTGATGGTGTCGTTGGTGACAGTACTCTTGAAGGTAATGAAGAAGCATTAAGAGCATTCGACATAGTTGTACAATTAGATCAATTAAGATTTGCGAACAGACTTTCTGGTCGTTTAGCGGATCAAAAATCTGTTGTCAACTTTCGTGAGCACTCAAGAGATGCACTTGCATACGCAATGGCAGATAGAATGGACCAAGTTGCATTCTTAACCTTGGCTGGTATTAACTACAACAGAAAGAACAACAACATCGGTGGTTCTGCTGCGACTAGACCAGTATTAGGTTCAGGTTCTAACTTGTCTGATCTTGCCTTTGGCGGTGATGTAACTGCTCCTACTTCTAACAGACACAGAAGAGTCGACGCAACTAATGGTTTAGTTGCTGGTGATACTTCTGCTTTAGCTGCTACTGACAAGATGACTTACAGTACTATTGTTGAGTTAAAAGCTTTTGCTAAAGACCAATACATTAGAGGTATGAGAGGAAATGGTAATGAAGAGATGTATCATCTTTTTGTTACTCCACAAGTAATGGCTGATCTGAAACTAGATTCTGACTTCTTATCAAACGTAAGAAGTGCTGGTATCAGAGGACCAAACAACGAACTATTTGCTGGATCTTCTAGCCTAATGGTTGACGGCGTTATGGTTCACGAATTCAGACACGTACCAAACACTTCTCAAGGTACCTCAGGTACTCAGAAAGGTGGATCTGGTAGTGATGTTGACTTCGCTGCTAACTTATTCTGTGGAGCTCAAGCTCTTGCTATGGCAGATATCGGTTTGCCTGAAATAGTTGAAGATACTTTCGACTATGGAAACCAAAACGGTATTTCTATTGGTAAGATCATGGGTCTTAAGAAACCTGTCTACAACTCTGACATTTCTGGTCAGAATGAAGACTTTGGTGTAATCAGAGTAGATTGCGCATTTTAATTAAGATTGGGGTGGTCTTCGGACCACCTCTTTCTACTAAACAGGAGTTTTAAATGGAAAGAAAAACTATGAAAGTTATCTCAGAAAAAGATTTATATGTATCACTGTTAACTGGTGATGCTGTTCGTTTATATGCGGGAGAAGCAAGAGAATTCCCAGAGTATATTGGATATGCTTGTTTACAAGCTGGGGCTAAAGAAGTAAGAGAAGAACCTAAGCCTGAACCTAAAGCAAAGCCAAAACTCGTTAAAAAAACAGAGAAAAAAGAAGAGAAAAAAGAAGAGGAATAAATGGCCGGTACGCTAACAGCTGCGAATATATTAAGCAGAGTAAATAATATACTCCAAAACACTGGTGGTGTACGTTGGTCAAGTTCAGAACAACTCGACTACCTAAATGATGCGCAAAGAGAAATTGCTAATTTTAGACCTGATGCTACTGCTACCCACGCAAATGTACTGTTAGCTGCTGGTACAGAACAAACAATACCTGCGGATGGATTAAGACTTGTTAGTGTATCTAGAAATATGTCAGGCACTGCTACAGATGCTACTGGTGCTAGAGCTATCTCAAAAGTAAACTTAGATGTAATAAACAGCGAAGAGCCAAGTTGGCATGACCCTACTGTTACAGGCAAAGCAGCGCATGGTACTATAGTTAAACATTACATGTTTGATGACAGAGACCCACGTAAATTTTTTGTTTATCCCGGAGTATCTGGTAGCGCCTATGTAGAAGTTGTGTATTCTAAAAACCCTACTAATCTCACATCAACGTCAAATACAATACAAGTAGATGACATTTATGTTAATGCTCTAATAAATTTTGTATTGTATAGATCGTTCTTAAAAGAGTCGGAGTTTGCCGCTAATTTTGAGCGTGCTGGAGCCCACTATCAAATATTTACTCAAAATCTCGGTATAGGAGCACAATTAGCTCAAGCATCCGCACCACAACAGGAGGCAGTCGTTGGCTAGTTTTGAATCTTTAGTAAAAGAAGTTTCTCCTTTTGTTCCGGGGTGTTCAGAGTCTATGATAGAAAACAACTTACGTTCTTCGACTATAGAGCTTTGTGAAAAAAGTAAAGCTTATACTTATGACTTAGACCCGATAACTACTATATCAGGAATTCATGAGTATGAGTTTGACCAACCTAGTGGTACAGATGTACATCAAATATTATGGGCTACTTTTGATGGAAATGATTTAGACCCTATAAGCCCTAGAAGCTTAGAATTAAATTACCCTGATTGGAGAGATAAATCAGGTATACCAACAGTATACCTACAAAAAACATCTAACACTTTTTGGTTAGTGCCAGTGCCCGGTGCAAAAACCGTTAATGGGTTATTGGTAAATGTGGCTTTGAAACCAACTAGAACTACTAACAATATAGATACAGAATTTAGTAATACTTATCGAGATGGTATTTTATATGGTGCTATCTACAGATTGCTAAGAATGCCCGGTAAAGAGTGGACCGACCCAGTAGCCGCTTCTGACTACTTTAATTTGTTTGCAGCCGAAGTAGGCGAAGCAGAGTTAAGAGGTAGAGGTGGTAATATAGGCGTAAAACGAACCGTTAAATATAAAGGTACGGGCTTGTCCCCAAGGAAAAGGTATGGACGTTATGGAAAGGAACTCGACTATTAGATGGATTTTATAGAACCCAAACTAACTGATGTTCGGTTATGTTGGGAGGAAATAAGAGGCCCAATATGTTCGATATTAAATGAAATCCCTCATTGTGAGGTTATACCAGAGGACATTTATAGCGAATGTGTAAATGGAAGAGCAGAATTATATATGTCTTCTATTGGCTTCATGATCTTAACAGTAGAAGTAGACCCCTTTTCAAAAATACGGAGTTTGTTGATTTGGATTGCGTATGTGCATGAAACTGGTAAACATAACTGGGTTTCGCATGTACAATGGTTAAACCAATTAGCAAAAGCTTCGGGTTGTGTTTACATAAAAGCACGATCTGTAGTTCCTGAAATGGAGCAATATGCTGTAGCTAATGGGTGGGAAATAACAGAAAGAGTTTATAGTATAGAGGTATAAATATGGGTAGCAGAGGAGCTAAAGTAGACCCGGAAGACTACGAGCCGGGTGAAAGAGAGAAAGCGTTAGCAGCAATTGCTGTTGATGCTAATAATTATTATGTAAACCATTTACAACCTGTTATGGCAAAACAGCTAAAACATGCTTCTTCTGATAGGTTTGCTCCAACTGTAAAAGGTTTTAGACAAGCTGATATACAACAAGCTATGGGTAGTAAATTAGATTTAGATTTAGCTAGAAGTTTTCAAGATAGTGCTAATAGAACTTTAATGGCTACTAAGATACAGGTTGATGCTAACCGAGAAGCTTTAGGCGCAAAAAGAAAAGAACAAGAGAACGCTTTGAGAACTGGGTTAGGTTTGGGGGCTACGTCTTCTGGTGCATTAGCTCAAGCAGCAAGGTTAGAAAACAACCAACTTTTATCTCAAGCAAGAGACGAAATGCAAGTAAGGATGGCAAGAAAAGATATGCAGAACCAAGCCATCATAGCAGGAGTAAAAGCAGCTTCATTTGGTATTGGTGGTGGGATATCAGAAATGTCTAACCCCACCACGTCAGGTAAGGGTTCCTTTGGAACAGGCTTTAAACAAAGTATGGGCAGATACTTTAGAGGTGATTACTAAAAATGTTAGCAGGACACGGCAGCGCTTGGGCTGAAATAGGTAAAACTCTAAATTCTTTATATTCAGGTGGTTTTGAACCTAATTTTAGTGGTTTTGATTTTAGTGGTCTTGATTTTAGTGATCTTGACCTCAGTAACATCGATTTTGGTAACGTTCAAGCCCAAGCTGCAAAAGCAGAACAAGAGTTACAAGACAATATAAATAAAGCCCAATCTGGTAGAGATGGGCCTTTAGACGAGGGCCAAGCTGTAAAGAATGAAACATCTCCTATTGCTTCTGAGCCACCACCTTCTGGTCCACCAGCCGCTGCAACTCCTCCAGTAGAAGATTCTGGGGGTATTGGAACACAAGAAGCATCTGGTGTTGGTACTACCGACTATGCTCCAGTATTTGTTACTAGTTTAGGGGAAGTAAAAGACCCTGATAAAGCATTTGCAGATGTTGCTAAATCTAGAGATCGATTTGTTAGAGGCACAGTAAGACCTTTTGAAAAATCTTTGTTAGGCGAAATAGATGGTGATGAGTTAATTCAAGAAGCACCCATGGATGTATATAAACAAACTACTTTAGGAGAGGATATAGCTGCAAGAAACTTAAGTAGATTTGGTGTAGCTGAAACTTCTGCGGCTAGAATGCAAAGAATGACTGGTAATCAACTAGTTAGGACTATAGGTGTGACTGATGCCGTAAACAATGCTAGGTTACAACAAGATACAAGTAACCAAGAATTATTAAATAGTTTAGTTAATGCTGCTCAAGGTATTAACAAAACTGCTTTAGAAAGTTTAGGCACTGCTGCAGGGTTACAGATAAATAGAGAAAATGCTTATAGCTCAGCAAGAGCAGCTTCTAGGTCCCAAAAATATGGGTTTGTTGGTTCTTTATTAGGTGCAATATAATGATAAAAGAATTAAGACAAGGGTTTCAGTCCCAAAACGCATATAGGGAAAGTGCTCGTAAGTTAGAAGAACAATTTAAAA